CCGCCACCTCCGCCGCCTACGCCGCCTACGCCGCCTCCTCCGCCGACGCCGCACTCGCCTCCTCCGCCGCCTCCGCCGCCTCCTCCGCCGACGCCGCACTCGCCGACGCCGCCGCCTACGTCGCCGCCGCCACCGCCCGTCGGAAGATATGGACCATGGCCTCCGCGATCCTTGATGCGGCCATGGCCATCGGCAAGCAGGCCGAGCCTATTGAACGGGCGATGATTGTACAGCGTGCGGATGCCGCAAAGCAGATGGTTGCCGCACGGTGAGGGGGCAATCATGAGCACGGTTGAATTGCGCGAGTTTACTTCCGCGCGGGAAATGCTGGCCTATTACAACGGCACGAGCGCAAGAACGGGGAAATATGGTGCAACTCCAACGGAACGCCGGTTGCAGGTTGAGATTAAGAATCTTAACGCCCGCCTTGAGTTGCTGGAGCAACAAGTTTCCCAACTTGCGGCGGCGCGCGCCGAGCCTCCCTTATCTTCGGAACCGTCCGATAAAACCAGCTTGGGCGAGTTAACCCGACTGATCGCGGCGACAAGATACCGCGAGGGGGCTCCACAAATGGACGTCATCACCAAGCTGGTGAGCGATTTTTATGGGTTTTCCAAACACGCACTAAAATCCCCACGCAGGGAGGCGTCGTTAACTCTGGCTCGTCACATCATCATGTGGCTGGCAAGGGAACGCACGAATTTGTCGTTTCCGCAGATTGCCAGCAAGCTTGGCGACCGTGATCACACGACCATCCTTCATGGATGCCGCAGAATAGATGCCATCGTCGCCAGCACCGATGAACAGCAAGCCGGCTTGCGGTTGGAAATAAACAAGCTCCATATGCGAGCACAGGAACTGCTCCCCGATAAGGAGAGCAAATGACCAATCAACTTAACTCGCCGTGGACTGAGGAACGCAACGAACTGTTGCGCGCCTTGTGGCCAACCATGTCCGCCAGCGCCATCGGCAGGCAACTCGGTACAACCCGGGGTGCGGTGATCGGTCGCGCGCATCGGATGAAGTTAGCTCCGAAGGAGAAGTCTGGTCCATCCAACGGACATAAATATCCTTGGAAACGGAAAATGACGAAATCGCAACCGCAACGGAGGGCAAACGCATGGGCCATTAGGGCAACAGACAACGAAAGACCTGAACAGGAGAAGCCCGCGCCGGTCCGGTTGGCCCCGGTGCGGGCACCTGTGGGGGTTACGTTGCTCGAGCTTGACCGGCACCATTGCCGATACATCGTCGGACCGATATTCGGCCTCGATACCCTCTACTGCGGCAGGGATCGTGTGGTTGGCAGCTATTGCGCCGAGCATGACGAGATTTGCCATACCACGAATGTGCGGCGCGATGTGCGGCCGTTCTGGAGAGCGGCATGATCCGGCTGCTCGATTTGTTCTCTGGAATTGGCGGTTTCTCCCTTGGCCTCGAACGAACGGGCGGGTTTAAGACCGTTGCATTCTGCGAGATAGACCCGTTTTGCCGAAAGGTGCTGAGAAAGCATTGGCCAACCGTTCCCGTATTCCATGATATACGATACCTCAAAGCAAAACCAGGATTTGTCGATGCTGTTTGCGGCGGTCCACCGTGCCAACCGAATTCGTCAGCTAGTCGGGGACGATCAACCGGCAAAATGGATCACCGTTACCTCTGGCCTGAAGCTTTGCGCATTGTATACGAAAGCGAGCCGCGCTGGGTTATTTTTGAGAACGTTACTAACTTCGAATCTGTGGGCCTCGGAGACGTGGTTTCTGACCTGGAACGTCTCAGCTTTGAAGTTGTCCCGCCGCTTGAAATTCCGGCTTGCGCCGTCGGACTCGATCATTGGCGGCCGCGCCTCTGGATTTGTGGCCACTCCGACCGAAACCGCAAATCAAGCAGCACCATCGATGAAGAAATGGCCGGGGTGCAGGAAAATCGACCTTTCACCGACTATTTTGGAAAAGCGCATGGGCTTTCCCGAAGGTTGGACGGATATAGACGATCCGCGCTCGGCAACGCCGTCGTCCCGAAAATCCCCGAAATAATCGGCTGCGCCATTCTCGCAGCGGAGGCGGCATGACCATCCGCATCGAGTTACTAGGCCACCCAAAGGGAAAGGGCCGCCCGCGTTTCCGCCGATCGACCGGGCGCGCTTATACGCCGGAAGAAACCCGCACCTATGAACAGGCGTTGCGATCCGAAGCAATGCTGCAAATGCGAGGGAAAACCCCGCTCGAGGGGCCCGTCCATGTGGAAGTGCGGGCACACCTTCCCATCCCGTCGAGTTGGTCGAAATCAAAGCAATCCGCCGCCGAACTCGGTTTGGCTTATCCCACCGGACGCCCGGATTGTGACAACTACCTGAAACTATCCATGGATGCCTGCAACCAGGTGGTTTGGCTGGACGATTGCCAAGTGATTAAGGCCACGGTTTCCAAGCGATACAGCGACAAGCCGAAGCTGGTGGTGGAGGTTGCTGCGATATGATGTTCGTCCATCTCTGCCACTGCGGCAAATGGGGTTTGTTCGGGTTTGGTGTGAGTATACGTAAAGGTATACAGGGCAAGTGGTATTGTAAACAGCATAAACCTCGTTAGCTTTCAACATAACCCAGGGGTGGGGATGATAAAACGATGGATGCCGCTTTATGTGGCTGACTATCTGCTAGATACAACAGACCTCACACCAGAACAGCACGGATGTTTTCTTTTGCTCCTGATGGCCGCATGGCGTCGGAATGATTGTGCATTGCCTGATGATAAAAAATGGCTTCGGTCCCTGTTCCCGACAATGCACGGGAGGGCATTCAATCGTGTGGTTCCGACCCTGCTCCAAAGGTTCTTTTCCCTTGGAGATGACGGCAAGTGGAGGAACGAAAGATTGTCAAAAGAACATCAAAAAGCGTGTGAAAATAATCAAAAAGCGTGTGAAAAAGCTGCGAAACGATGGGCCACATCTAAAGAAAACAAGGACTTACCCGATGCCAAGGCAATGCCCCTACCTTACCCTACCATACCTATAGATTCAGTAGCTAAAGCTACTGACGCAAGCGCGTCACCCGCAGACCCTCGGAAGTCTCTTTTTTCTCGAGGGCTCTCCACTCTCGCTCGGATCACCGGGAAGACGCCGGATTCCTGCCGCTCGGTTGTCGGCCTTTGGCTGAAGCGCGCGGAGGATGAGGCGATTCATGTCCTCGCGGCAATCGAGGATGCGGAAAGGAACGGGATTGCGGACCCGGTTTCATGGATTTCCGCGCGGATCAATCAGCAATTCGGAGGAAGAAATGGAAAGTTGGTCGAATTTACCGGACGTGCTCCCCGACCCGGTTCAAAAGAGGACGTTGCCGAGCGCAACGCCAGAGCGAATTGGGCACTCACAGAATTCGCAATGGGAGGGAAGAAACGCGACCCCGGAGGAGGCAGCGATGCTGACCTCTCGTTTACGCAACGGCTACTCAAACAACAGGCTGGAAAATCCTGAAATTTTCTATGCTGAGTTGACTGCGGTTTTTATTGAGCATTCCCCCTCGGTTGGCGATGCGGCGATCAAGCTGGCGCGGCGAAAGAGCCCTGAATTTATGCCATCGGTCGGGGCAATTGAAAATGCGATTGCCGAAGTCAGTTCAGGCGATCGGAAGGCGTGGGAGTTTGCCCGCCGCTGGGAGGAAAACAACCGTATCTCGGATGAGGAGCGGAGACAACTTGAGGCCCCGTGCGATCCAGAAAGGTTTGCGCGGGCTTACGCTGAGTTTGCCACGCATTTTAAGCGGCCGACCGCGCCCCCTGAAACCGCGGAACAGGTCAGGGCGAAGTATGGATTAACTGCCGAGCAATGGAATGCCATGCCAAACGGCACGGTGAAACAAGTAGCGGAGAGGATACCTGATGAACCGAAGAAAACGTACTGCGGCACGCAGGGCGATGGCGGTCCTGGCACTGTTTATTCGAATTACGATGAGGCGGTGAGACGGCACGGGAGGCCGTATGGCCGGTTCGAGGAAGGAAGGCAGTTGCCGTGACTGAGAGACGTATAATCGGCTGGTTTTCTTGCGGAGCGGCATCAGCGGTCGCCTGCAAGTTGACTGGCGCGATGCCGGTTTACTGCGAAACGGGGGCCGAGCATCCCGATAACAAGAGGTTCATGGCTGATTGTGAGGTTTGGCTTGGTCTCCCAGTGACACGTATCAGGTCGGATAAATATCGGGATACTTGGCATGTTTGGGAAGATCGCCGGTACCTTGCTGGTGTCGATGGAGCACCATGTACCGTTGCTTTGAAGGTGGAGCCCCGGCTATCGTTCCAGAAACCGACCGACGTTCATGTGTTCGGATATACGGCGGATGCTTCGGACATGGCCAGGGCCAAAAGGCTGCGGGCAAATTACCCGGAGTTGGCGATTCAAACCCCATTAATCGACCGTGGGCTGACTAAGGCGGCCTGTCTTGATCTTGTGACCAGGGCAGGAATTACCTTGCCGGTCCTGTACGGCATGGGGTTTCATAACAATAACTGTATCCCATGCGTCAAGGCGACCTCGCCTAACTATTGGGCGTTAGTGCGGGCGCGATTCCCGGAAGAATTCTCACGGATGTCCGAATTATCTCGGAAGTTGGATGTAAGGCTGTGTCGCATAGACAATGAGAGGCGGTTCATAGATGAGATTCCTGAGGATTGGCCAACGACTGATCCCATTCAACCATCGTGCGATTTCCTCTGCCACATAGCGGAGATGGATTTATGAGCCGTCAGTACCCCAACACAGCCGGGAAGCTCTCCGGTGGAGAGGGCACGAACGTTACGTTCGGCGTCGGGCAGAACGGGCAGGTAAGGGCATCGCCTTGATACCCTTTCCAATGGTCGCATTGATTGGCTGGTATCAGGGGTTCTTGGCAATTTGGGCAGAGTGGTTGGGAGTTTCCGCAACTGACGACCATGGCGACCTCCGTGATAGGGGGAATGTAGACGACTAACGCTGTTGGCTCAAGAAAGTTTCGGAGAATACTTTTCTAAAATGTGTTATAAAATAGAAAAATCGCGGATAATAGAGTTAGGGGAAATATAATTTTGGAGGGACAATGCCACTGACCGAGGCCGAGCAGAACCGGCTAATTATTGAAAATGTGGCGTTGGTTGAGAAGATAGCGGCGAATTATCGGGGGCGAAGGGGGATTCCCTTTGGGGACTTGGTTTCGGCCGGCACGGTAGGCTTGGTAGAGGCCGCTCGGAAGTTCGTTCCTGGCTATGGGGCGCAGTTTTCTACTTGGGTCACCCATCGAATTCGCGGGGCGATCCTAAATTCCATAGACGAATGGGAGGAGCTTGAGCGCCTGGGGAATTCCCAGGACGATCACGAACGGGTCTATGAGTGGCAGATCTGGGGCATTCTCCCATCGGAGGGGTGGAGGACTCTAGCAGCGTCCCCGGAAGAGATTACAGAGGGGTATCAAGAACTCGGGGGCAGGCAGGAAGCCTTGGCGGCGGCCATGCTGTCGCTAACTCCCCGGCAGCGCCGAATAATAGATGCGCGATTCGGCCGCGGAGTGGCCCTCGAACAAATCGCGCGGGACATGCGGATGTCCTATCATGCGGTGAATATGGCGGCCTTCCGCGCCGTCCAAAAGCTCCGCGATACCGTCAGGAGGATACTCGACAATCAGATAGCCGCCCTACCCCCTCCAAGGGCGGCTGCCCCGCGCCCCCAAATGGCGCGCCCGACGGGGGCAATTATGGGCAATAGGGCAAAATGATCGTTACCTACTGCGACGGCTGCGACCAGCAAATCAAGGCCAACGGCTTCAAGGGGGTGATTGCGACCAAGCTGGTTAATGGTGCAACCCGCATGAGCGCAGAATTTGACTTCTGCGAAACCTGCATGTTGCGGTTTGAGAAGGTCGATCCCGGCAAGTGGCCCCGCGAGGTACGTGACTGAGTGCCCGCATTCTCCTTCTCGACATAGAGACCGCGCCGGCTCTTGGTTATGTGTGGGGGAAATACGAGCAGGACGTTATAGAATTCGCCGCTGATTGGTATATACTTTCGTTTGCTGCAAAGTGGCTGGATAAGAACAAAATCCACGTCCATGCCCTCCCTGATTATGAGGGTTACGAGAGGGATCGGACAAACGACAAGGCGCTTGTCGGCCATCTCTGGCACTACCTCGACCAAGCCGACATAATTGTTGCCCACAATGGCGACAGATTCGATCTCCGCAAGATCAATGCTCGAGCCGTCCTGCACGGGCTAGGCCCGCCCTCCCCGTACCGGACGGTTGACACCCTCAAGATTGCGCGCCGTCACTTCAAATTTGACAGCAATAGGCTAGACGACCTCTCAAAGTATTTAGGGTTAGGCTCCAAATTGCCTCATACGGGAAAGCATCTGTGGCTTTCCTGCATGGCGGGGGACGAGGAGGCCTGGCGGCTGTTGCGCCGTTACAACAGGCACGACGTTGTGCTGTTGGAGCGGGTTTATTTGCAGCTGCGGCCTTGGTCTACCACGCACCCGAATCTGACTTGGTTTTCTAGGGCCGACGGCGATTGTCCGGTTTGTGAAAGTCACGAAACCAAGAAATCCGGGTGGCATTACAACCGGACATCGCGTCGGCAGCGGCGGACCTGTTTGAATTGTGGCCATAGATATAATCTTGGGAAGCTCGAGAAGGTATGAGCTATACGTTTTCTGGTTTCCCCAACAAGATCAGAATAGGTCCGTTCGATTTTGAAATAGAGTTTGCTGAGAGCCTTTCGGAGGGGGACACCCCGTTGTGGGGGATGTTTCTGCCTTCTATTGGAAAGATCAGGTTTCAGCGTGAATTGCCTTGCCGGTCCATGGCAATAGATGTAGTATTACATGAGGTTGGTCACGGTGTTTTAGCCAACGCTGGCCAAGCTGGCGACCATCTTAGGGAAGAACAGGTTGTGTCGGCGTGGGCAACCGGTATGACACAGGTTTTCCTCGATAATCCCAAGCTGGTTTCATGGCTCAACCGCACGATCCCCCGGAGGTAAGATGCATTCGAATTCGCTCGCCCGATCCATTGACGGCGGAACTGGTGGTAACGGGGGTGGACGGGATAGCGCACGTCTGGAGGCTACCGCGACCGGCGAGCATGTTGCGGCACATCTCGATCGAGGCAATGGAAAGGTTATCTCGCATCGAGAGCAGCGTATAGTCGGGGTGTATCGGTATGTGCCCATGGAGTTGGTGGACGGTTACACCGAACTCGGTTGGACGATGGCGGATGGCTTGAACTTGAATGGCACGTATCATGGGGAGTTTGCCAGGCTGATGAAGGAGCCATGAAGTTCTTTCGGTGCCGCCGCTGCCTTTACCCGAACACGAAGCCGGATATATGGTTTGATAGATCGGGATTGTGCAGCGCCTGCGTCGCGTATGACAATCGGAAAAATATATATTGGCCGGTGCGCGCACAACAGTTTTTACAGTTGGTGGAGCAGAACAAAGGCCGCTCACACGACGTTATAGTGGCGTGTTCGGGGGGGAAGGATTCTACTGCCCAAATTGTAAAGTGTTTAGAGCTTGGTCTGAAGCCGCTTGCGATTACTGCGACAACGGATCATTTATCCCCGTTGGGCCGCAAGAATCTGGACAATATTAGCCGCCTCATTGGTCGAGAGAGTCATATAGAAGTAACCCCCGATCCTGAAATCAGGAAGAGGGTCGCCAAGTTCTCGCTCCAGGAGATAGGAGATATTTCATGGTGCGAGCATGTTCTGATATGGAGCATCCCTGCTCGAGAGGCCGTCGCCCGTGGCATTCCGGTTGTCCTCTATGGTGAGTGCCCACAGAACGAGTATGGTGCTGGACCCGCTGGTTCCGAGGCTGCGGAGAGGCTTACAAAATCTTGGGTTCATGAGTTCGGCGGCCTTATTGGGCAGCGTATTATTGATATACATGACCATCTTGGCATTCACCCAGATGATATGCCTGAGTATCACATTCCTGATGATGGGTTTATATCGCTGTGGATGGGGCAATACTTCCCGTGGGACGGATACCAGAACTACCTGACCGCTCGGGAATACGGCTTTATGCCGTATGAGAAAGAGCACGTCGAACGGTCGCTGTACAATTACGAGAACCTGGACAACCTACAGACAGGCATTCATGATTTTCTGCGATGGTGCAAGTTCGGATACACGCGGGCTGATGATATTGCCAGCAACCACATTCGGCGCGGTCGGCTGACCAGGGACGAGGCGGTGGAGTTGGTTCTTGAGCGGAACGAGACAAAGTTTCCCTGCACTTATTTGGGCGTGACGTTCGAGGAGATTCTGGCCAACATCGACGTAACGATCTCGGAGTATTGTGATATCAAGAGCCGTTTTATCAATACGGACGTGATTTCGTGGGCGTCAAAACCCGAATCATACCAGTCCTTCTCTACAATGAGCGGGGCTGCATCAAGGGGCGACAATTCAATCACGATCGCTGCATAGGCTCAATTCGTGACAGGTTACGCCTTTTGGAGCGTCGCGATATTGATGAGCTTTTGCTTTTGGATGTTGGCGCTACGCTTGGCGGCCGCGGTCCAGACTTTGAGTTGGTGAGCGATCTATGCTCAACGATGTTTTGTCCGGTTACGGTCGGGGGCGGGGTGCGATCGTTGGACGATATCCGCGAGCTGCTGCGGTGCGGCGCGGACAAGGTATCTATCAGGACGCACCGTGAGTTGATTACGGCAGCCAGCCGTAAGTTCGGGGCTCAGGCGATTGTTGCGGATGTGCGCAGCCTCGAGGAGGCTAGGGCGGCAGAGGGTGCGGGCGAGCTTTTGCTGCAATCGGTGGAGCGGGACGGCATGATGTGCGGATATGATCTCGACCTGATTCGTGACATATCCAGCGCGGTTGATGTCCCGGTCATAGCAGCGGGCGGCTGTGGGAGTTACGAGGATATGCGCCAGGCTATAGAAGCGGGCGCTCATGCGGTCGCCATTGGGGCCGCATTTCAATTCTGCGAGATGACGCCCAAGGGTGCGGCTCGCTACCTTAATGAACATGGAATTGCATCTCGGCTTTGATAACCGGATCGGTGTTGGTCACAGGCGGAACAGGGAGTTTTGGTCAGGCTTTTTGCCGTCATTTGCTAGAAAAACATAGACCCAAAAGGGTTATTGTGCTATCGAGGGACGAGCACAAGCAGGCGGTGATGAGGGATGAAACCGTTGATGAACGATTACGTTTCTTTCTTGGTGACGTTCGGGATAGGGACAGGCTTCGGCGTGCTTTTGACGGTGTGGACATTGTTGTCCACGCGGCGGCACTAAAGCGTATCGAGGTTGGCTTTTATAATCCATCCGAGATGGTGGCAACGAATATAGGCGGCGCTCAGAACGTCATCGAGGCCGCGATGGATGCGAGGATAAAGAAGGTTGTCGCGCTCTCGACGGACAAAGCCTACCAGCCAATCTCGCCCTATGGGCAGAGCAAGGCGCTTGCGGAAACGCTCTTTCGAAACGCCTACCGCAGCGAACGGGGCCCAACCTTTGCGGTTACACGGTATGGTAATGTATGGGGCTCGAATGGCTCAGTGGTCCCCCGATGGCTGGGCATCCTTCAATCGTCGGACACTGTACCCGTTACTGATCCGGACTGTACCCGTTTCTTCATGAAGATGAAGGAAGCCGTGGATTTGGTGGTGAACACCATTGAGACCATGAAGGGCGGGGAGTTGAATATCCCGACGTTGCCGGCGTATCGTCTTGGTGATTTGGCGGAAGCCATGGGGGCCAAGATGAAGGTAACGGGGCTTCCTGAGTGGGAAAAGAAGCACGAGGGGATGTGCGATGGCAACACGAGCGATGTTGCGCGGAGGATGAGCGTAGCGGAGCTGAGGAGGGAACTTGGAGACGATAGTATGGTTGCTGATTTTTCAATTGAGCGCAAATGCAGCATACAGCCCACTCGCGGTTTCTGGCATAGCCTCAGAGTGGGAGTGTCGTGATCTTGCTAGGAGGGTGAAGTTTGGCATCTTAGAGGGGGCCGAGCGGTATCAGTGCATTCCGTATCGGGCCGCGCGAGGAGGGAACTAGATGCTGAAGGCGCTGAGAATAGAATTCAGAATGTGGTGGGCGAAGTTCCGGTATTGGAGAAGCATTGGGTTCGACACATCGGAATGCTTCACCGTTCCGAGTGCATGGGACAAAGAAATAGCGAGACGCAGGTTGCTGCGGCAACGCATTGGTGATTTTGAGTATGCTATCTTTGCAAGACGGTATGATTTGCGGCCTCCACCGCAATGAGGACGGTTTGCATAGTCCAAGCTAGAATGGGCAGCACTCGATTGCCCGGGAAAGTATTGCTGCCGCTTAACGGCCATACCGTTATCGGAGAGGTTCTGACGCGGTGCAATCGCATTCCGGGGGTTGATGAGGTTGTTTGCACTATCCCGCTGGGGGAAGAAAATAACTCCTTGGCGGATGAGGTTCGGCGTTATTGCGTGCTGCACAGATATCCTAACGAGAATGATGTCCTTGCTCGCTATTACAATGCGGCATGGACGTATGAGGCTGACATCATCGTCCGGGTGACTGGCGATTGTCCGCTGATTTCTCCTGAAGCGTGCGGGGCGCAGCTGGCGTGGTTCAAGTCTGAAGCTGGTTTAGATTATGCCCGCAGTTACAACAATGACTGTGAAGTGTTTTCCTTTGGTGCATTGAGCCGCGCCTATAAGTACGCAGAATCTGATGAGGACAGGGAACACGTTGGCCCTTGGATGGAGCGGTGCTGTTACTCTGTTGTCGCCGATAACTTCAGCCTCGACACCGAAGAAGACTATAGGTGGATTCTTGCAGCCTTTGGTCAATCTGATGAACGTGTACCAGCGCCCCGTTCAGATGAAAATTCTCTGGAGGTTGCTGGAGGAGCGTGATGAGTCGGTCAATATCTCCCACAAGGGGATGCCGACCTATCGGGCTCATTGCAAATTTGTTAATTCCAGGCCATATAAGGCTTGGTATTTCATCGTTGTGGACAACGAGGTTGTAGGCTCTTGCTATCTGACCAAGAACAACGAAATCGGAATACAGATTTTTGCCGCGCATCAAGGGAATGGATACGCGGAAACTGCCGTGAGTTGCCTAATGAGCTTGCACGGGAAGGAGTTGAGGTACTTAGCCAACATCAACCCACGCAACGGCAAGTCGCGGGCGATGTTCGAGAAGCTGGGCTTCCGGCACATTCAGGACACGCTCGAATTGACGCCTTCCGGGTCGTTAGAGACTTCGAGCAAGCCCTCTGTGAATACACCGGTGCGCCGTACTGCGTAACGACCAACAGTTGCACGAATGCGTTGCTACTGGCGTGCAAGTGGCGCGGGGTTGATCGGGTATCAATCCCGAAGCGGACTTATGTGTCAGTCCCGATGTCGATTATTCACGCGGGTGGTTCTGTAGAGTTTAGGGATGAGGAATGGAGCGGTGCGTATCGGTTGCGTCCTTATGAGATTTGGGATGCGGCTCGGCGGTTTACCTCGGGGATGTATAAGATTGGAACGATTATGTGCTTGTCGTTCGCTCCGTCGAAAATCCTGAAGATATCGCATGGTGGCGCTATACTTCACAACAATCCTGTGGCAGATGAGTGGCTAAGGAAGGCTCGGTTTGATGGAAGAACTGAGGGGGTGCATCCGAAGGACGATGATTTGATCATTGGCTATCGGTGCAACATGTTGCCGGGGTTGGCGGGGGAGGGGTTGAGGGCTCTAGCATGTCTACCGAGGCACAACGAAGACCTGCCGAACAGCGACTATCCGGACCTGTCAACGTTTCGGGCGTTTCAATAGTTGCCGAGATATCTGGGAATCATGGGGGGAAACTAGAGAACGCTCTGCGGCTCATTGAGGAAGCCAAGCGGGCCGGGGCCGATGCGGTAAAGTTTCAGTGTTTCGAGCCGTCACCGCTGGCCAACAAGCGTATAGGCGTCATCTGGCACGGCACGCCGATGAGATATGATCAACTTGTCGAGTTATATGAGAAGACCCATACGCCCAAGGCGTGGTTTCCGGCGATGATCGAGAAGTGCTCCCAGGTCGGCATTGATTGGTTTGCTTCGGTCTTTAGTGCGGCCGATGTGGTATTTCTGGAATTCTTGGGATGCCCAAGGTACAAAATCTCAGCTTATGAGATGCTGGATGGCGACCTGATAAACGCAGTAGTCGAAACAGGCAAGCCGATCATCATGAGCGTCCGGTCTACTGACAGGGTGACGATCCTCGAGGCGACCGATTATGAGGGCAATCTTCAGCCTCTCGGGTTGTCGGACCATTCCCCGGCACCGAGGCCGCTGACTGAATTATATGATCATCCGCCCATGATCGAGCGTCACATCATGCTTCCAGACGTGCCATGCGAGGATGAGGAGTTCAGCTCAACGCCCGATGAATTTGCCGAATATGTGCGGGGTATTCGCGGGGGGTGTCAATGAAGTGGGTTTTACTCTTTGCGTTTGCGTCGTCTTATTCGGTCTCGCAAATAGAGCCTTATCGGTCTTTGGAGGCTTGCCAGCGGGCTGGCAAAGAAGTTGAGGCCGCGGTGCAATTGCGCCGCCTTGTTGGGAATAACGAGACTAAGTTTATTTGTGTTCCGGTTCCCCTGCAATGAACATCTGGGTATCAGAATTCGGTGATCGTTATACTCAGAGGAACCTAATGTATAACACCGAATTTCGCAAAAACCTGTGGTCGCTCCTTCTCCCCAGGGACTGCCGCTCGGTTCTAGAGGTGGGGGCCAACGCCGGCCAGAACCTCCAAGCTATCTCTGCCACGAATAACTGCGACTTATTTGCCACAGACATAAATGAGGGCAATGTCGCCCGTTTGATAGAATCGGGGTTGTTGCCGAATGACCAGATTCGTCTCGAGCCTGCTCATCAACTCAGTTTCCCCGACGGCGTTGCTGACCTCGCATTTACAAGAGGTGTTCTCATCCACATATCGGAGGAGCATCTCATCCCATCAATGCGGGAAATCTATCGATGCGCCAAGCGATGGATCGTCTGCGGAGAATACCAAGCCAGAACCGATCGGATGATCGTTAACGAAAATTATCCGCCCAATACCTGCTGGGCTCGAGACTTCGGCAGCCTTTGGCTGGACAACTTTCCCGACTTGGACATTGTGATCGAACCGCTCTTCTGCTGGTGGAGGACCACAGGAGAGGACGATTTGACCTATTGGCTGTTCGAAAAAGGCAAGCCCAAAACACACTGACCGAAATGATCTAAATGGCCAAGGCACCTATAGAAATCAAATCATTGGCTCGGTCTCATACCGATAGCTGCATCAAGGTTCTGGTCAGCATTGCGCAGCAGCCAAATGCTCCTCCCGCGGCCCGTGTTGCGGCGGCCACGGCCTTACTTGACCGAGGTTGGGGCAAGCCCAATCAGGACACGACTGTAACCATTCAGCACCGCAAGGCTGCTGAAGTTCCCGATGATGCATTGGCAGATATCGCGCTCGGAGGCAGCGAAGGAGCTATTACGCCGACGCCAAATCCGCCGCAACTTAATTGATTGGTGTCGATTTGCCGGTTACGAGCCGGCCGCGCATCATAGACTGCTGATTGACAAGCTCGAGCAGGTAAGTCGTGGAGAACTGGATCGGCTTGCTATATTCATGCCGCCCGGTGCTGCAAAGTCCACGTATTCGTCTATATTGTTTCCGCCGCATTTCTTGGCTCGTTATCCAAGGGCTGATATCATTGCGGCGAGTCACACGGTTGAGTTGGCGGAGCGATGGGGCCGAAGGGTAAGGAATTTAATCCATGAACATTCGCTCACGCTTGGCGTCTCTTTGGCCGACGACAGCCAGGCTGCGGGCCGCTGGGCAACGAGCGAAGGCGGTATTTATTACGCTGCCGGTGCTGGTAAAGCTATTAGTGGGTGGCGCGCGGATTTGGTGGTTATTGACGATCCATTTGGTAGTCGCGAGGACGCTGATTCAGAAGTTATCCGGGAAAAGATATGGGATTGGTACAGAGGAGATATTATCGGCCGGCTTAAGCCTTCTGGCCGCATCGTCCTTATACAAACCCGATGGCACGAAGACGACTTGTCTGGACGCATCCTTGACGCCATGGCCGCCGGTGGAGACCGATGGGAAGTCGTCAGCCTCCCCGCAATCGCAGAGGCCGACGATCCATTAGGGCGTGTACCTGGTGAGCCGCTATGGCCAGAATGGGAAAGCCTCGACCAGTTAAACCGCAAGCGATTAATTGTTGGTGCTCGAGACTGGAGTGCGCTATATCAGCAGAGACCTGCACCGGAAGATGGCGACTTTTTCAAGCGAGAATGGCTAAGGCCCTATGAGAAAGCGCCGCCGATTGAAACGTTGCGAGTATACGGCGGCTCAGATTATGCGGTTACAGCAGACGGGGGAGACTACACCGTCCATGTGGTTGTCGGTCTTGATCCCGAAGGCAGGATGTACCTGCTTGATTTGTGGCGCGCTCAATCATCTTCAGACGTGTGGATCGAGGCCTTCTGCGATCTCGTCAAACAGTGGCGACCCGTAGGCTGGGCTTGTGAAACGGGTCAAATCAGCAGCGGAATCGGTCCATATTTGGACCGCAGGCAGATTGAGCGACAGGCTTACGTTTATCGCGAGCTTTTTCCCACCCGGGGAGATAAAGCGATCCGCGCACAGTCCATTAGAGGGCGAATGGCGTTGGAATCGTTGTATGTGCCTACGGGAGCTGAGTGGTATCCAAGTTTGCGCTCTGAATTGCTCTCCTTCCCGGCCGGAAAACATGATGATCAAGTTGACGCCCTAGGCCTTGTCGGACAGCTCCTCGACAAGATGAGCAAGGGCAGTCCGATTCCGAAGCCAGAGCCCAACAAGAACCCAAGCGGTTATCGGACGTATAACGACGGGCAAGCATCCAACGATTGGATAAGTTTTTGATGACACCGACTTTGACCTTATGGGCGATCGTGGTTTGGTTCGTGTGGGGGTTCTTCATGGGTGCGGGCTGGTGGCTGGCGTCTTGGTTGCTGGCGAAGGTGTTTCGGTGACCTGATGCAACGAAAGTCGATATCGAGGCCATAGTAGATGCCCCCGCTGCAAGACCTGATGCAACCCGGACAGGAGGTGCCAAGGGGGTTATTGTCCCTTATACAGGGCGGCGCGAATTATGTTGCGCCGAATGCCCTTTCGTTGTTAACTGGTGATGCCGCCCCCCCTTTGCCGAATGTGCCTGAGATGCCCGGTAAAGTTCCCTCCACTCAGGACCCGAGATTGTTCGGTGCCGTTGCCGAGGCAGCGAACGTCGGGCAGAACTTTATCCCTCAGGGCGGAACGGCAAAGTTAGGGGGCGGCGTCTTGGCTGCGTTGATGGGGGCCGGGGCTCGTAAGGGCCTCATGAAAGCACCTGAAGCCCTAAGCGGGGAAATCCTGCCTCCTGCGGCCTCGACTGCGTTGCCTGGCGTTACCAACCTACAACGTGCCAAGCTTGGGCCGATGCTCGAGCAGCTGGAAAAGCTCGGCGCAACGCCCGAGCAGATACGCACTTTCACGCCTGTTGAGGCGTACAAGTGGATTCGGGATCGGCAGGGTGCGGCGGTGGAGGCCGCCGCTCCTGACCCTTTTCCGAATAGCCCTCAGGGCATCAAGGCTTACCATGTCACCCGAGGGGATTTTGATAAATTCGGCCCCGCCCCTGAATATCGAGGGGCAACCTATTTTGCGCAGACGCCAGAGGGAGCACATAAGGGGGCCGCGGGAGGTGCGCAGGATTTCTATAGCACACCCGGCCCGGCCAAGCCGATAAGAACCATTGAGGCCAATATTCCAGATGAGGGAATTTCAGGGCTGCATTGGACGCCCGAAGAAATGCGATGGCATGAAGGATTGCCGCAGCATGTAGTCGGTGATGACGCGGTAAACGCAGCGTTAGCCAATCAGCCAAATTATCGGTCAATTCCATGGGATGACATCTATGAGATGAAACCCTTGGGAGATGGCACTTATGAGTATATCAAAAAGCCACCTAAGACGTATTCCTGGGATGAGGCCAGCAAAACGAGACGTGATATATATGGGCGACAACTTCCTACGTATAGCTCGGGGAGTGATAGGGCGTCAGCGAAGCGGCTTCGTGAGCAGGGAATGAAGGGGTTTTTAGTTGGCGATGAGGCGGGGGTGTCTATTGCTCACATTGATCCAGAAATCATCGACATCCTGAAAAAGTACGGCCTTGCCGGCACTGCCGGTCCTCTCGCCGGCCTGATGTACGGACAACAAACTGACTAGCCTAAGGTCAGCATAATAACAACTTAGGCCTTCCCCTTGAGAAAGGGCGTCCTTCGGGGCGCCCTTCTCATTTGGGGCAATAACAAAAAGAATAATGGCTCTCGAGACAAGCTACACGTCCCGTGCCACTGGCAGCCCGGGCGGCTCATCCTCTATTGCCGAATCCGACGGTAAATACTGGTCCTTGGGGAAGCTGCGTAAGGCGTTCACGCACTACACGCACACCAAGCGGGAGGAGCTGGACGAGCAAAAGACCGCACGGCAGTATTACCACGGCTCCCAGTACACCAAAGAGCAGGTCGATCGGATCAGGGCGCGTCGTCAGCCCTTGATGACCTACAACCGAGTTGCCAGGAAGATCAATGCGGTGGTGGGGCAGCTCGAGAAGCTAAGGCAAGACCCAAAAGCGTATGCGAGGACGCCGCAGCATGAGGAGGGCGCGGACTTGGCAACGGCCGTTCTGCGGTTTGTGCTGGACGAGAACGACTGGCAGGCACAATCGTCGGATGCCTCGTTCACGGGCGCGGTCGACGGCATTGGCGGCGTAGAGCTAGACCTGAAGCAGGGTGACAAGGGCGACCCCGACATTCGCATGAATGTCGTTGATATTGACGCCTTCTTTTACGATCCACGTTCCAAGATGGCTGATTTCTCGGATGCCATGTATATGGGCACATCGAGAATGATGGATGAAGACCTCGCCCGTGAGATTGCGGGCGACGTGGAGCTTTTGGTCGAGGGTGATGACGAACTCTCGAAAGATACCGATTGGGAACACAGGTGGTTTCACTTCGATGGAGAAAAGAGCCGGGTCCGCATTGTAGAGCTTTGGTATCGGCACAAGGGCAAATGGTGCTGGTCGCTGTTTACTGGGGCGCAAATCCTCAATGAGGGCAAGAGCCCGTTTGTGGACGAGGACGGTAAGCCTTGTAGCAAGTATTTCATGTTCTCGGCTGCGGTCGATCAGGACGGCGACCGTTACGGGTTTGTTAGGAACCTCAAATCTCCACAGGACGGCATAAATGCCAGGCAGTCTAAGATGCAGCACATCTTGGGCTCAAACAAGCTCATTATCAGCCAGGGCTCGGTGCAGGACGTTGAGACGGTAAGACGAGAGTA